CCGGAACCAAAACCAGAACCAGAACCGGAACCAGAACCAGAACCGCAACCGGAACCAGAACCAGAACCAGAACCAGAACCAGAACCAGAACCGCAACCGGAACCTGGTCCAGTTAAGTTAGAAAAAAAGAAACGATGTCCTAAAGGAACACGTAGAAACAAAGAAACTGGTCAATGTGAAAACACCGAAACTAAAAAAAAAGGTAGAAAGAAAAAGGGATTAAAAATAAAATTAGATTTAGATACAGATCAAGATACTTAAATATATAATCATAAAATATAATTATATATAATGTTATATGATTTAGAACTAAATAAAAATATATTAAAACAGCACATATATAAATCTAATATTATAAATAAAGTAATAGATAACAATACTATTGATTATTATAAAATATTTCGTCCATACATCAACGAACACGCGTATTTATTTGAACCATACCATTATTTAAAAAAAATAATTAATAAACCTATTTATTATTTTATAATTATAGAAATAATAAATAAATACAATATTAACAAACCAACAATATTGTTTAGTAACTCACAACAATACATTAACAGTATATATGAAATGTATTCAAACATAGAATTTATTACAAAGAATAAACTTTGTCCTTATAAAAAACGAATTATATATAATTACTCACATTTTATAAATACATATAAAAATATGCATGACACTATTATAATTCATTATGATGATTACAAACAGTTTATAACAAATATATTTGTTTCATTGTTTATACAAAAAAATAATGGTACTTTAATATTTAATATTCCATCAACGAATACTGACACACATTTAAATATTTTACATTTTTTAATGTACTATTATAATATTAGAATAATAAAACCATTTGCTACAAATATCTATACGGACGAACGTTATGTCATATGTACAAATTATAAAAGATATGTTAATAAACAATTTTTAGAATATGGTGAATGTATTTTTAATATGATTGGTAAATGTAAACAACCATATTTATATATAAACGAATTACCTTACTTTTATTTAAAACTAATACTTCAAGAAAATACCATTTGGGTAACGCACGTAATAAATGATCTCTCCAAATATTTACTTGACACCAATAAAGAATACGCAAATGAACAAAATATAAAATCTGTATATAAATGGTACGCTAACATAACTAAATAGGTGCCAATATTTCAATATCATCGTTTGGTATTAGCGACGGTGTCATTTCAGTTTTATTTAAATCCATAATTTCATCTAATTTTACAGGAGTGTCAATGATATTAATTCTGGTAGAAGACATTTCTTCGTCTGCTTCTTCTTCTGCTTCTTCTAGTTTTCTCTGAATGTATCTTTCATTTGAAATTGTCTCAAGTGTGTTAACGTCCTTTGGAGCATTATGATGATTTTCTTTATTGGTTCCCATATCTAATACTTTATCGGTGTTGTTAAATGATAGTGTTTGATCATTATTTATTTTCTTAATCGTTTTTGGTAATTCATCATTTATTTGTGCTTTACTTGTCTGAACCATTGTTTCCCCACCAGCACTATTTTCCGTTTCAATTGTTGGATTATTTGCTAATTCTGCTTTAACTTCCGCCACTTTTTCTTCTTTAATTACACTTTTTACTGCATTAACTTCTTCTTCAATATCTTCTTCTATGTCGTTTAAATATGATCTTAATATTGTTTCCACCGGCAATCCATCCCTAATAACATCTAAAATACTTTGTTGTATAAATAGTTCACACTCATGCATGTATTTTTGATAAGTTAATGGTAATATATTTTCTTCAAACAAATAAACATTGCTATATATTTTCCTAGCAACTTTAATATAAACATTATGTAAAAATTTGTTTATTGTAGGCACGTCAATAGAAATTTTTTTACAAACATTTCCTAATTTAACTGAAGTTAATATTTTTACCTGAGTAATATGTACAGAACTAATAAGTTCTGGTATATAATTACACTGACTTTTATTTATAATACGTTTACACTCTTCACTAATTAATGAGTCATTCCAATTAACAACGCGTGCAAGTAAATTTTGAAATGTCATTAAATATTTGTCATATTCATCATTTTGCACACATAATTTTTTTGCACTATCAAATATAGATTTAATACCTTCTAATATATAAGGTGTTAATATATTAACTAATCTAATCGAATATTCTCCTTTTGCTTCAGACAAACTTGTAATATTTAATTCATCCATTAATTAAACGTTATATTTTCTAATTTGATTTCACAACGCAAAAAAAAATAATTTAATAACATGTACATTGTAATTTTATCATTGTAAATATGTTGTCTTGCTAAATGTATAAAAGATAAAAGTTTGTATTTGTATATTGTATTAATATCCTTATACTTTTCTATATATGTCATTAGTTCTAAAATATGTACTCCCCTATCATATAAATTTTCTACAAAATTTAAAATTTCGTTCTGTGTTATAGTATCCTTTTTTTTTAAAAGTTTCTTAATAGTGATTAAAAAAAAACTGTTTTTTGATAAATATTCTTTATTAACATATTTATCTTTTATAAATATTGTACAAAATCTAGATAAAATTGGATTTAGTAATTTATCTTTATCATCTACAATTATAATGAATCTTGTATTTTTTGAATAAATTTCAATACATCTGCGTAGCGCTGACTGTGCGTCTTGTGTTAGTTTGTCAGCATTACGAAGAATTACTGTTTTATTTATATCATTACTTATCATAGTCTTTCCAAAAAATTTTAAATCATTGCGAATAAAATTAATACCGCCCTGATTAACCTCGGCACAATTTATATCCAATGTTTTATCGCCTTTATTATCGTTATTATATAATTTATTTAAGAAGTCGTCCAGCACTTTTTCTTTATCACTATTTTCTGAACCATATAATAGTATATTTGGTATATTTTTATCGCGAATAAATGATTCTAAACGTTTTTCCATACTCTAAATAGGATAATTGTTTTTATCCTATTTAGATATAATTACATAATTAAAAGTGAATCGCATAAGGATTACTATTTAATCCTTTTAAAATGCCAGGGTCTGTGTGATTAATTTGTGTATATTCGTTATTTCCAGATGTAAATTCGCCTAATATTTTCTTTTGTGGAACTTTAATTCCTAAATTTTGTGGAACAAACAATCTATTATTATTTCTGTCTTTATCATATCTAGACTTTGTTATATTTACATCACTATTTAAAAGACTCATATTTCCATGGTTTGTTCTTGATTCTAATGTATATTCGCGTGTCATATTAATATTTGCATTTCTCTCTGCTTTATCGGATACGTGATTATTAAAATTACCACCAGCAATGCCAGTATATTGCTTTGTCACTGCACCCCTGTTAGTAGCTGCTTCTTGATGTTCACTTGTTAAATATCCACCTCTGTGTATATGTTCACCTCCCCTCATTATATTATTTCTATTGTTAATTGTGGTTTCTTTACGTGTTGTTTTAAGACGATCACCTGGATTTATATAATAACCTTCACCAACTTCAACTTTAACGTTGCCACTATTTTTAATGTTGTTTATTAAATTTTGTTTTTTTGTAGGTTGTAACATTTCTTTAAAGGGCATAGTTACTGCGCCTACCATAGACGCAGCAGCACCTAAAAACGAACCATCGCGATCTTTATTGAGCGATCTGTTATTTGGTAATGCATTATAACCACCAACACCATAGTCATTGTCGTTGGACATATAAGAATCTTTGTTATATGGATTCAAAATAGGATATGAATCTAAATTATTTTTTTTAGGATCTCTATATTCACCATCCATATATCCATTATCACCTTCATGCTTACGTCCAATACCATAATATTCTGCTGTGGATGACTGTCGTTGTGTACAAGGAACTGTTTGTTCTGATCGTATTGATTCCTTTTTAACATGAGACATGCCACCAAAAATTCTGTTTTCACCGTGTTCAAAATGTCTGTCTGGGCGATTTTTTTCCACTAAACCGTGTAGACCTAAATGATTGTTAAAATGCTTTCCTGGACCAACATTCTCTTCTCTAAAGGTTGTTTTTGGGTTATTAATAGTTCTAAGTTCATCTACAGTTTTTTCACGATGAAGATCCCTAGCATTTAATGCATTATTAAAACCACCAATGGCGTCTGCTGTATAACCATCGCCTATACCTGGACCAACATGTATTTCATCCCAACCTTTATCCGTATGATTTCTAGAACCAACAATACGAGATTGTATAAAATCTGTGTTAGAAGGCACGCCCCCTAATACTTCTGAATGTGAGACTGAACTTTCATCAGGTGTAAATAAAGGTGCCATTTCTTTTTTTTTAGTATTTAATGTCCCAGCACCAATTTTATTATCTAAAATATGAGATTGTTCTTTCGCCATTGATTTAATAGTTGAACCAAAATAAGGTTGCATGTTATTATGTTTTAAATTACCGTGTGAAACAGTATCCCCTGTTAATGATTGAAATTTTTTTGCCTTATTTTTCTTTCGTTTATGTTGAATAAATTGATTTTTGTTTTTTGTATAATATCTATCAGTATAGTTACTTGATTTTTTATATTCATTGTTATCTAAATTATTATCTTTTTTGTTAAGTAAATATAATCCACCCAAAGCAACAAGAGGTATAGCTAATTCTGCCATATATACTTAACACATATTAATTTATTTGTTCAGCGGTATTGGTATGTCCGGTATAAAATTATCTTTATAATTGAGAGAAGAATTATTATTATTACTAAATGGTATTTCAGTATTAACTTGTGGGTTTGTTAGCGGGTATTCCCATCGTGCTTGAGATAATTCTCTATATTGCCATGCCGGATGACTTGCACGAGTTTCGTCTATATTGAATGATATTCCATTACATTTTCTCTCTTTAGTCTTTAAATTAAAGTCATAATTTTTACATCCATATTTTACAGGTTTTCTATTTAACCCTATAAGTTCGCTGTCTATGTCTATTGGGTGACCATTTGGCACTTCTCTCAGGTTGCCCCCCCAACCCTGCATCCTTATATGTGGTTCTTCAGCATAACCAGGATTGGTTCCGTTTCCAGGTGTGTTAAGATAATATCTACCCGGGTCTGACGATTGTTGTAAATATTTTAATGTTCTACACTTATCATAATTATATCTAGTACAAGCCATTAATATATGAATATATTATTTTTATTTTTGACATATTTCTTATTAATATTCTATTTATTTATTTTATACATTATGTGTTGTTTTGGGTGTTATCTCATTCCACAATGGTGTATACGTTTGTTGTTTCTGTTGGAAAATCCGTGAAACGTTTGTTGATCTACTGCCACCATATTTATTTTTGTTTAGTTGTTTTTTTTTTAATTTTCGTTTTTTCCTAATTGTTGCTGTCCTCGCAGACTTATGTGTTCTTTTTTTGCGTCGCTGTTTAGTATTATTTGATGTTCGCTTCTTTGTGCGTCTGGGTTTCCTCTTTCCACCAGATGTCGTTTGTAGTGAATTCACACTATTACGTATACGCGCATTTTCGTATATTTTATTAGCATTGTCTTGATGATATTTTATTCTTTGTGCTGCTCTGTTCTCTCTTTCTATGCGGTTTTGTTCATTTATTCTATTCTCATTATTTTGTCTGCGTTGTGCTCGCGTTCTTCTGGCTGCAACAATTGCTTCTCTGTGGGTGTCTGACATATATTAACATTCTATTTTTTTCCCACAGAATGTTAATTATCGTCTTTTTCTGATTTTTCTATATTTATTAGATTTTCTGGATTTTTTTACGCGTTTAGAATACTTTCTTTTGCTTTTCCTTTTTCGCCGTTTAGTATTATTTGGTGGTCGCTTCTTAGTACGTCTAGTTTTTCTCTTTCCACCAGACGCCGGAACACGTTGTAGTCGCCGTGCAGCTTCTGCATATTTATTAGCATTGAGACGTCTGTGTGCATCTGACTCTGCAACTCTTCTTAATATTTGTTCTCTACGTTCTTGTGTTTGTTGACGAGTTTCTTCGGGTTGTCTGTTTTCATTTGTATTGGACGCGCTCATTATATTAACATTCTATTTTATTCCACAAAATGTTAATTATCGCCTAAATATTGTTGGACGGTTTTTATCAATATACAATTTTTCGGGTAAAAATACTTCTGGTCTCTCAAAGAACGCAATACGATCAATATCTCTTATTTTGACATTAATGTTCTCTCTTGGATCTTCTAAATTATTGAAATAAGTCCCCTTAAGAAAACTATCTACGTCAGCATGATTATGTGAGAGAATGTCCGATGGCATTGCGCCCATATTAATACCAAATTCTGGAAATTTAGTATCTTTATGATGTAATTTTTGTCTAAAGTTAACATATCTGTCCGCTTTTTTTTTATTAATATTTTGTATTCTGTAATCATTTGGTGAGTTTTTTATTCGCGTAGAAGACATATATATTATTGATTATATTTTATATTTTTGTAAGCATCGCGAGTAGGAGCACCGCCTCTAATCCATTTCTTGTCAACGTGTTCTTCTACTAAATGTTTAGGATTTGATATAGTTTGTTTTATTTCATGTAAAAGAGGAGTGTATAAAGTTTTGAATGGTTTATCAGTTACCGTATTGACGCTTTTATTTTGGTCTACATATTCACTATGAATAAGTTCAGTTTCAATTGCCGGGTCAAATGTACCCTTTCCTAAATATGGAATTGTTCTAAACATACGTTCTTGGAGAGATAATTTACATGGCACCGTAGTTTGTAATGCACCGTTACGTAATTTAGAAAAGTTATCAACTAATCCACAACTACCACAACCAGCAGTCCCATGACCACCTTTAACAAAAATATTTGGTTGATCTAATGCTTTATCTAAAGCGGATGCACAACACGTGCCAAAATTACTTGTAATATAATCATTATAATTATTGTTTTGTAATTCTCTCTCAGAAATAGCATATTCGTCATTATTTATATTAGTCACATTATCAAAAAAATAATTATTAGACATATAAATATAGTATATAAAAAAAAATATATTATAATTAATAAATAACTTTTCTATTTTTTGTATTATTTTTTTCACATTGTAATGCGTCGCCTTCTTTACAAGATGTCATATTACCATAACAGAACTTAGCAAAATCTTCTTGATTATTAGGAATAGATGTTGATGCTGTTGTATAAAATTGCCGCATAGACTGTTCAAAATCAATATTTTCTCCTAAATCTTTAAAAATCCTAGAATCGTTGTATATATGTTGATTAAATGCATTATTATTTATTTTACCTTCAACCACCGGATCAGTACTAGTCATGGCACTTGCCCTCATTGGATTGTCACTGTATTCTGTTAGCATTACATTCATAAATGGATTTGTTGGGGCTGGTGCCTGTTTCTCTCTTTTGTTTGCTTCAAAATTCTCTTTATTTTTCTTTCTAAGAATTTTAAATGCAATATGCACAAACCCAACTGATATAATACCAACAACTAATGTTAGTATTCGCCCAGTTAATAAGAATGACAAAATAGTTAAATATATTAATAATCGTTCTACTGCTTCAAATTTCCTTTTAGAAGAATATTCACTTTTAGGAAATATTTCTGTCAAATTGTTAAATAACATATATTAATAATTTATTTTAATTATTTTTTTAATCTTCTTCGCACATCTGTTCCTTCCTCTTTTCTGCTTCTCTCCTTTTTCTTTCCATTTTTCGTTTTAATCTTTCTTTAGTGTCTAATTTACTCAGATTCTGCTTCATTTTATTAGTATCATATTTTTGTTTATTGTTGGGTGGCATATTTTCTGTATGACTATGTTCGCCATTGCAAGATCCACCATTGCAAGATCCGCTATTCTTTTGTAATGTTTCAGATGCTTCTTGTGCCATTTTTGATAAATCGCCTAAACCTAAACTTGAAAATAAGTTTTTCATTTGTGTATTCATATTAAAATTGCCCAATAAATTAGTAGATTCCTTCAACAATTCTTCTTGTTTAATGTCACCGTTTTTCATTTTTTCGTCTAAACTCTGACCAACAGTTTTAACCAAATCCATTAATCCAGATGGATTATTTAATAAGTTTTGCATAACATCTTGGTTTTCATCAAAATTCATTTTTTTACTTGTTTCGTTTGCAATTTCGCTTGCCAAATTTCCTATTTTACTATTAAATAAACTATCAAATGAACTGTTTAATTTATCTTCATTCGGCATAACCGATGTGTCAAAACTATTATCACCCTTTAAGTTTACCATTATCTCGTCTATTTTTTCCTTAAATTCGTCTTTATCTAATTGCTCAAAAAATTTAACAGTGTCGTCAAATGAATATTCGTCTAAAGAAACATATGAAAATAATATTAACTGTAAGTATTTCCAAATGACATCTTTGGTTTCGTCCGTTATATTGCTATTCCATAATTCACTAAAGTCTATCTCTGGTAATAAATAACATTCGTCGGTGAATATTTTTTCATTTTTGTAAACTATTTCTAGCGTTTTTTTTGTAAAAATGTCCTTGCAATATGTTACTAAATAGTCTATTTTATATCCTTCAACTGTTTCTTTTTTCTCTGGAAAAGTATTTTTAATATCGTTACAAAAATCGCTAAGAATTATTTCTAATTCGTTCATTATAAGTTGTATACTAAATTATTTTATTTAAATTACGAATAATGATAAAAAAAATTTATGATTATTTGTATTATATTTATATTATTCCTTAATAATTACTCATCACTTTTAACATTGCGCTTCTTTCGTTGTTTCTTTGGCGCCGGTGGTTCTGCTGCTGCGCCACCACCTTCTTCTTTTGCTTCAGTTTGTTCTTGTTGTTCAATTTGATCTACAGCATCTTCTTCATCCGAATCGTCAAGCATACAAAATCCTTCAATCTTTACTGGCTTTCGTCGCTTACCTTGGAGGAATTTCCATGTCACACCACATCGCCCCGCCGCAAACCAAACACCACCACATTCAATCAAGCAAGCAACATGACTTCGCTGTGGAAGTTCACTCATGATGTCCATATCTTCTTGATTATCCTTATCAAAGATAAGGTTGCTTTCCATGTCATAAAGTTCCATCGTAAACTTGTCATCCCAGTATGGAAGTTTTACCTTGAGTGTTGGGTCTCTTTCGTAGTCAATCTCACCAGATTGCTTATCCTTTGGGTACTTGAGCACTGGGTAGAAGAGTGCCTTAATAACCTCTGCGCTCATGTTTGATTGTCCAAACCATTGCTTACTATTTGTTGCTGCGTCGGCAATAATTTTCTCTTCAAATGCCTTCATCGCCTTGAATGTTGTAGAATTCTTATCAAGTGCAAAGTTAATACTGTAACTTCGTCGTCCAGATGATTCGTCAACCATTTCATTTGCCCCCCATGTCATGGTTAGTGGGACTTGCAATACTAGTTTCTGACCAGCACCAGTCTTAATCGCAACATTTTTACCACCACGAGCATTCAATCGTGGATCACTATAGTTAACATCGGTGGAAGCATCAAATTGTTTCATCTTAATAATCATTTCTTGTGGAGAAGACATTGTTACCTTATTATGAGGGTGATTCTCTAAATCAATTTTTTTTTATTATATAGTTTCAAAATGCTTAAACTTATATATATGTTATAATATATGAATAATAATTCAGAATACAGTCCAAATACTATATTAACTAAATACGTATATACAAATATTAATGATATAAAAAAGAGTAACAGGAAAGTGTCTAACGAATTATTTATTATACCTACATATGAACAATATAATGATATAATAAAATATAATTACAACGTCCAACAATTAAAAAAAATGTGTAAATATTACAAACAAAAACAGTCTGGTAATAAAAATGATTTAATGTTTCGTATATTTAACTATTTAAAACTATCATTTTTTGCCATAAAAGTACAGTCATTATATCGTGGATATCTTCAGCGCAGATTAAATAAACTGAAAGGTAGATCTTTATTTAAGAGAGAACTTGCAACAAATAATGAAGATTTTATATCGTTAGACCCAATAAAAACAATAGACCCAACACATTATTTTAGTTACGATGTAAAAAATCATAATTATGGATTCGACATATCTGCTATTTATAACCTTGTGTTAAAAAATAATGTAGTAATGAATCCATATAACAGAGACATAATGTCAAATCAAACAATTTTTTATATTAAGGAAGTTATACGTATATCTAAAATATTAAAAAAAACACTGTCCTTAAATTTTGATAATATGACTTTAAACAACGACAAGTTTAAAATAATAGAAATATTTCATACAATAGATTCATTTGGTAATTTGTCTAATTATAATTGGTTTTATTCACTTAGTAAAATGAGTTTAATGCGTTTATATAGAGAATTATACGATATATGGCATTATAGAGTGCAATTAAGCGATGAAACTAAAAAATTAATATGTCATCCAACTGGAAAACCATTTGCTAGAACAGATTCATTATTTTTAATGAACTATACAGTACAAGAAATTCACAAACATTTTATAACAATATTTAATAATCTCTTAACCAAAGCGGTTGATAGTAATTATCAATCTCTTGGTGCCTATTACATACTAGGCGCATTAACTATTGTAAATACCGATGCCGCGAATGCATTACCATGGCTTTATGAATCTTTTATAATATAATTAAATTGAATCTTTTATAATATAATTAAATATACGTAAAACTGATTTAAAAAAACCTTACCTTAATAAGGTATAATGCCTGCCAAAGGAAAAGCGCGAACATCTAAGAAAACTGTTGAATCAACAGAACAAGCACCAGAACAAGCAGCTGCTGTGTCAGCACCAGTTGTGCCAGTGTCCACACCGGATGTCACGGTTGAACCAATTGTCTCATTGAGCGACGAGTTTGTGGGATTGGTTTCCACTCTTTCATCACTTAAAACTACTGTAACCACGCTTACTTCTCATGTCCGAGTTCTTCAAAAGAGGGTTGATCGTGAAATTAAGAATGCTCAAAAGAAGAAGACAAAGCGCGGACCACTGTCCGCCGACGGAAAGCCCCGAAAACCAAGCGGATTTGTTAAGCCAACCGACATTACTCCAGAACTTGCTAAGTTCCTTGGCAAGGATAAGGGAGTGCAAATGGCACGAACTGAAGTCACTCGTGAAATTAACAAGTATATCCGAGAACACAAACTTCAAGACCCGTCCAACGGACGAATCATTCGTCCAGATGCGTCGCTCAGGAAACTTCTTAACGTAAAACAAAAGGAGGAACTCACTTACTTCAACCTCCAGAAGTACATGAGTCCACACTTTGTTAAGTCTGTGCCATCTTCCGCATAAAAAATGTATTGAAATAATCTACTAAACTAATTTATAAATGAAATAATTATTTATAAATTAATTATTCTCATATTTGATTAATTCAAATGCTTTTTCAATGGTAACAGTTTTTGTTACCATTCCGCACATTTTTTTAAACGTATCTATTGTTATACCCAAATCATTTACTATATTATCTATATTATAATAGATACATTTTTCATTGTTTTTATTAAAGCATCTAATTGTAACAGGACAACCCATTCCTATTATATCCATATCTTCACTCAAAACGGCATACGCGCTTTTATTTTTTACTAAATCTACGCACACCGTGTCTGCCTCAACACCATTATTTGAAACAAAATATTTTAAATCGTTATTTTCTAAATATTTCTTTACTTGCCAAATGTCATCACTTGTCAACTTACGCATTTTATGCTTTATTATTTCCAATGTTTTATTTAGATTATTAGAATTATTATCTTTCTTAATTTGCATCAATATATTATGTTTACTGTGAAGTGAATTAAAATAAATTTTACGTTGTTTGATTATTTTCTTCTTATATTCAGGTGGGTATCCATCAAATATCCATAATGTTTCTATATTATACTTTTTAAATATACCACATACTTTATCTAAACTTTGTATTAAATCACCATTTATTATTTGATATAAATAATTATGTGCATCTATGGCAATTGTTTTATTTTGTAAATCTTCTAAGCTGGTTGGTAATAAATTATTACATCTATTCTGTAAAAATTTATTTAATGATCTAATTCCCATTAATAATTACCGGTATTAATAATTATGACATTCAATTTAATTTATTTAATGGCACGTCTCGTAAAACCAGCGGTTGTTGTGTGTGCGTGTTTTTGAGTACCCATAGTACTCTTTGGGCATTTCGCACGGCTACGCACCTTATTTACAACGCCAACGCGTGTACCGACACCACGCCCACTACTGCACTTTTTCATACCACCGCCTTGACTTCCGGGATTTGCTACTCGTGTTTTTGGATTTCTCATTATAATATACTGTAAGAAAAAAATATAACATATTATTATACAATTTCTATAATTGTTAAACGCAATGATTTATGCATATAATTTACATTCAGTTTTTTCAAATATTTTTGGTATTCGCGATTATTAGCATGTCTTTCTATAAAATGTTCTATATATTTATCGTTTATAACAGTGTAATTATTATTGTTGTGCTTCATTGATTTTACCATAAAATTATAGTAATTAAATAAAAATATTGATTTTAAAATAAAATATGCGAATACATTTGTTTTTTCTCTATATCTATTATTTGATACGAATAAGTCACTATAGTTTACATTATTATGTCTTAATATTTTATTTACTTGGATTAATGTAAATATTCGTTCCGCTCTTATAAATTTTGCTAAATACTCAGAAAACAAATTGTTTGTATTTTGTAAAATATTATCTTGTTTAGCTAAATAGTATGCCGCAAACACACTATTCAAATAAACTGCCCAAAACTCTACATACGCTTCTCCCACATACACTTTTGAATTTATATAGAACTGTTTAGGAGAGAAATTTATACGCATATCGGCGCCGTGTGCGTGCAATAATTCGTGTATAAGCACTTTAAACCACTCTTCTTGTCTATAGACACACACTTCATTGTTTTTTATACATTGATATGTTGCTCCTGTGTTTATATTTACTGAAGAGAGAACATCGCTTCTTGATTCTGGTAAAAGTTTTTTAAACGGTGTCATATAACAATATATTTTTAATGTTTTACTACAGTAATCACTAGCATTTCTTAATAAATATAAAACCATAAATACTCTTTCGGCATATTTATTATACATACTACGATTAGAACCCAAATAATCCACAAATATTAATTTTACTTCTCTCTTAAATCCACTATCATTCTCTATTTCAAAATTATAACCAAATACTTTATTTTTTCTATGCTGTGATTTATCCTTAATATAATTTTTTATTTCTTCAACACCATAGTGACCATGCAATAATTTTGATAAATTTATATTTTTTAATGATTCGCGCTGAATTTTTCTAGATAATTTCCTTGCCCTTTCTAATACTAGATATAAATCTGTTTCATCTGTATATGTAATACTTATTTCTTGGTTATATATTTCATTTAAAAAATCTTCTGTGTATTCCGCTAACATATATAGTTATGATATTATTATGTATTTCTATTATTATTTCTAATAATCATCAACTCTCTCATAATCTTTGGGGGTTTTCTATATAAATAATGCACTACTTTTGCTTCTTTTGTTAACTGTAACACTCTTCTAAAATAGTTATCTTCTAAAAATAATTGTTTATATGCTTCATATAATGATCCATCATAATCGTAATCTTCATCACATAGTTTTACTTTAGACGTTACCTCTCTCTTTGCTAGCATCGGATCTTTATTGTATTTTGATTCAGATATAAGAGAGAACGATTTGTAATAATCTGGATTTGTTTTTTTAAATTTTACACCTTGAATATAATGTTCAACTGTATTCCATTTTAACCCATCTAATAAAAATGGCGACTCGTAGTGCGTTGACAATATTCTACGCCAGTTCTTTATATTACTAAGTTCTGAATAGTTTAGTATATTACTTGTGTTGATATATTCACCTGTTCCTTTTCCTGGCGCGTGATTTCCTGCTGATTTTGAGTGTATCATAAATACTGTATTTTCTTCAACGTCGTAAATATCGCTTAATTCCGGTTCAACCCTCAAGTTTGCGTTTTTTGTTAATTCCATAAAATCTGGTATATTATTATAACTACCACCCATTTTTTCTAAACATTTGCTGCATATTAATTCCTTTATTTCTTTTGGTAAATATTCAAAGGTGAAAATAGTTAATTCATTATGAGTTATTAGTTTATAATGATTACCACTATAGTCTAAAATGATATAATATTCTGGATTCTTATTACTAATATTATCTATTCGTTGACTACACAATAATATATTATCTATGTCACCATTTTCAAAATTTTCACTAGATAAAATTATCAGTTTAACATTTAATGCCTTTTCAAGTGTTGATATAGCCCAAGTATCCGCCCAAAATGTTTTTTTTAACAGCGCTTCTTTAAAATCATCTATAGTTTTTATAGATGACATAAATTCATATTCACTTATTAATGTATTTGATAAATCGTTTTCATTTTTTAAACTCTCAAATTTCTCTATTAATAACTCACCGTCGCGCAATATTGCAATACGTTCTTTACGCGTTTTAATTGTTTGTAGTTTTTCTTTTAATTCTGTATTTTTCTTTTTTATATTTACCATTTCATCATTATTTACCAAAATACTTTTTTTAAATGAGTTATAAAGGTCTTTATAATTTTTATAAACATTATCAGTTGCATTATTGACTAATAATGTTCTCAATTCTAATACTGACATATCTATATTTATACCATCATATCCATCTTTTAATGCTATAAATAAACAATTACCGTCACCATCATTATCAAAAATATTATATTCATCTGATGATAGATAAATATTTATCCAATTATCATAATCGCCCTCACTATTATATTCTTCTATGCTTATCTCTTCTGTGTCGTTGTGTTCTTCCTTATAATACAACTTACTTACATAGTCTTGTGAAACAAAATTAAAAAATATTGGTTCAGAACAATTATCCAAATCTATATCACCATCTTCGTCATAAATATTATTTTCACAATTTTCAGTTGTCTCTATTATTCCTATCTTTGATCTAAATTTATTATTTACAATTAAATACACTGGAAAATATATAACACCGCTACCTAAATACTCATCATTTCTTTTTCCTATAGATATTATTGTTGGAATTCCTAATATATCATATTCATATAATTGTGATAATCCTTTACTATCACCTATTTCCAAATTAGTATTTTCAATATATTTAATATTTTTATTTATTTTTGAATTTATAATCATATAATTATTTAATACACTATTTTTAAATTATCTAGTATATCCATATATTTAAATGATGCTTTATTTGAAATCGCGTCATATTCTTTTTGGTTATCTAACACCCATTTAATATTCGTAATTATTAATTTCAAATGTTCATTATCTTTACTAATTTTATCATATATTGTTTCTAATATTATACTAATATTTTCAGCAATTTCTTCTATTTTACCTTTGTTATTTTCATCATTAACATATAAAACGGCACGCTCCTGCAATGTTATAACTATTTTTAATATTTCTATTTCTGGTATAATATCCAATACCATCAAATTTGCAAAAAAATTAGATTGAGACTTTCTTTTTTCATTTGTCTTATTTATTCTACAATATTCATTATAGTTTTCATCTGGTGTAATGTATTCTATTTTTTTGAAAATATCCAAAAAATTCTTAAAATTTAATTTAAATAATGCTAGAATGTCTGGGAAATTTTCAATTAATTCTTTAAATAAAGTTGCGTATTCAAGCGAATAGAACATATTATTACTTGATATATCAAAGATAATCGGACATATTTTTGATAAAATACTGTTATCATTTTTTTGTAATGTTTCAATTAGTTGTATTTTTACATTGTCATACGTTTTTGCTGTTAATTTATTTAACAAATCACGAACATCCATTTTGAGTTTTTCTATATCTGTTACATCTTTCTGGACGATTATTGTTTTCTTAAAATTTCTAAATGTATCCCAGTTTTGATTTTCATAGTTTTTGCGATTATTAAATCGCGGCGTTTTAATATAGTTAGGCGATCCTACCAATGATTCAATATCTTTTAAACATGCCAACGTAGATTCACTTAGTTGATATGTTTTACTATTAACCATATCAGTAATTTCATCTAAACTATATCTGATCATTAATTAAAATAATTGTTCTATGTTTATATACTTTAATCATACATTATTTTATATGTGAAATCATTTAAATAAATATTTTTATGTTATCTAATGACTGAAAACGCAGAATCTGATAATTTGGGTGGGGATACATTTAATAATTGGGATGAAATAGAGTTAAAACAAAATTTACTTCGTGGCATTTATGGATATGGGTTTGAACATCCAAGTCCGATTCAAAAAAAGGCAATAATACCTATGATTAATAGAAGAGATATTATTGCACAAGCCCAATCTGGAACAGGCAAAACGGGTGCTTACGCTATTTCTTGTCTTCAAATTATTGATAGTACTATTAGAGAAACTCAAGCAATCATTCTTGCTCCCACGAGAGAACTTGCTCGTCAAGTAGAAAGCGTTATTTCTAGTTTTTCTGTAAAGTTAAACACTCAAATAAAATTGTTGGTTGGTGGCACTCCTGTTCATACTGATATTTCTGATTTAAGAGAAAACGTTCCACACATTATCGTTGGTACACCAGGAAGAGTTTTTGATATGTTGAGAAGTGATACTATTGATTACCGATTTATTAAATTACTGGTTCTAGATGAAGCCGATGAAATTTTATCTTCTGGATTTAAAGAACAAATCTATAACATTTTTCAATATTTAAATGATAAAACACAAATTGGACTATTTAGTGCCACATTGCCAACAGAACTAGAAACATTAACTACAAAGATGCTACGAGACCCTATTAAAATTTTAGTTAAAAATGAGCAAGTAACACTTGAAGGAATTAAACAATATTATGTTGGCATTGATAGCGACGAGGATAAATTTGCCATGCTACAAGATATATTTTCCGTTATTAGTATGTCACAATGTATTATTTATTGCAATAGTATACCCCGTACTGAAAAATTATATAATGATATGAATGATAACGGACATCCTGTTATTAGAATTCATAGCGGTATGAGTGAAATTGAACGTAAAGAATCATTTAACGATTTTAAAGGAGGAAAGGCACGAGTTTTAATCGCAACTGATCTATTTGCACGTGGTATTGACATCCAACAAGTAAGTTATGTTATCAATTTTGATATTCCTAAAAACGTTCACACATATATCCATCGCATTGGACGTTCTGGTAGATGGGGTCGTAAAGGTGTAGGCATTAATCTTTTATGTCGGCGTGACCAATCACGCCTTAAGGATATAGAAACATATTATTCTACAATAATTGAAGAAATGCCTATGAATTTTTCAGATAATATTTAGTATATTCATTAGTTTATTATCGTATATTTTATTTTAACTATAAAATATGACTATACAATTTAAATTACCAATAGAGTATGTAACATATAACCGTATTTCCAATGACATTACTGATAATATTGACTCTAAATCTATTTATTTAAAAACTTTTAACCCAATAACAGAACAGGGCAAAGAAATGATTACTAATATGTATCAATATACAACGACAGATGAAAACTATTTAGTAGATACTCAAAATTTAATCACATTAAAAGACAATATCAATATCAATGTATCTAAAATAAAACTATTTTCAAACGAATTTAAAAATATACAAAATATACAAAAGTTTAATTCACATTTTCAATATATTGATTCGTCATATTTAAATTTCTTAAATAATAATGAAAATGTGCTGCAACTTTTAGGACTTTATAATTTTACCAGTCCAATTATAAATCTTATTACACCTTTAGTTGTGTTAATTATACCATTTTTTATTTTAAAACTAAAAAAAATTAAAATAACATTTCAAACGTATAAAGAATACCTATTTGAAAGTTTATTTAAAAAATTTAATATAAGCAATATTTCCAATACTTCTATGAGAACCAAACTTTATCTATGCATAACTATACTTTTTTATATTATAGGAATTTATCAAAATATTATGTCTTCTATTAAATTTTATAAAAATAATAAATACGTTAATAGTTTTTTTACCAAATGTAATGAATACTTTTCATATTTAAATGATCAACAAAGTAATTTTATTAAGCAAGTAAAAGAAATTAAAACATATAAACTATTTGTTGATGATTTATCTATAAATAATACAAATATTATTGACATTAAGTCTCAATTAGACAGCATTAGAACATATAGCATAGGAAAAAAAATGAAACTCTTTTATAAATTTAAATATAATACAACATTTATCGACGCTTGTAATTATTCTCTCTCGTTTATTGGTTATTTAGACAATGTTAACGGGTTCATCAATAATAAATCGCTTAATACTTGTGTATTTCATAACAAAACCATATTTAAAAACTTTTATATGCCTATTGAAACCACTAATATAATTAAGAATTCTTGTAATCTTAAAAGAAATTATATCATAAGTGGTCCAAACGCGGCAGGCAAAACCACTATTATTAAATCATTATTATTAAACACTATATTATCCCAACAAATAGGTAAAGGATATTACGACGAAGCGTGTATTTTACCGTGTCACCATTTTCACTGTTATTTAAATATTCCGGACACTAACAATAGAGATAGTTTATTTCAAGCAGAAGCACGTCAGTGTAAAAATATAATTGATAGCATTCAAAAACATTCTAAAGAACAACATTTTGTTATTTTTGATGAACTATATTCTGGCACGAATCACGAACAGGCCGTTAAAAGTGCATATTCTTATTTAAAATATTTAGGCGAATTTAAAAATGTATCATTCATATTAACTACCCATTTTTATGATCTTTGTAATAAAATAAAGAAGAATATTAGCAATAAACTAATTATGAATATATCTATGAAAACAAAAAATGTTAACAACGAAAATATGTATTTATATAAATTACAGAAAGGTATTTCAAATACTAAATCTGGATTTGATATTCTTAAAAAAATGAACTATCCTGATAAAATTATGAACACGTTAGAAAATTCATAAAATAATATCCACTTATATTATGAATTTACTTAATCATAACATAAGTGGATATTTGTTTACTTTGTTTGCTGTTATTGTTATTTATGTTTTAATAACTAGACAGATAAATGAAATAAATAGTAAATTTAAAAACATTAATTCTGTTATATTATCTAATACGAATAGCATTAAAACAGATTTCAAAAAAGACATTAAAAAATATGTAAGAGAGAACGTTAATGATAATATTACAGATGTTGTTCGTCAACACGTTACAGATGAGATCAATAATTTTAATATCGGTAATAATACCAATAATGCCCCTTCTAAATTATACAATAATGTAGATAATTCTTTCTATAATGATAACGCCGACGATCATAACGCTGATGATGTTAAAGTTGATGATGTTAACGCCGATGATGTTAACGCCGATGATGGACCCGATGAATTAGATAACGACGATTTTGATGAATCAGATGATGGACTAGATGAATTAGACAACGATGATCTTGATGAATTAGATGATGATTGGGTGGAAGAGACAAATACTAACACACTTTCAAATAATGATATTAACGATGTTAACAATTTTGTTGTCATGGTGTCCGAACACCATAATAGTGTGTTATGTAATTTGGAAAAAATTGAACATGTAGATGACAATAATGTTTCCGACACAGAGACAAATGTATATACTGAATGTAAAATTATTGAATTAGACGAGACAGACGACAATGCTATATCTAATAAAATTGTAAATGATGTTGTTGAAAAAACTACAGTCAATGAAGAACACCAAGTGTCCATGGACACTGTAAAAAAGGAAAACGATAAATCGTTGGTTTTAAATGACATTACAACTGAACAACTTAAAAATACACCATACGATAAAATGTCCGCACCTGAATTACGTGCGATTGTTAAAAAATTTTCATTATCATCCAATGCTAAAAATATTAAAAAGAAAGAACTTTTTGAATTAGTTGATACATTTGTTAAAAGTCAATAATAAAATATATATTATATATAATGAACTTTAGTTTAGAAAATACAGGCAGACCGTTTACTGATTTTAAATCTAATAGCGTGGTAAACGATGATTTAAAATTATATAATAACATAACATCTAACAATGAATATAGAGAATATTTAACTTTAAATGCTGAATCTATTATGAAAACCAACGCCAACAAATCTTATGTTTTAACACCATTTTCTGAAAATAAACATAATTATAGACAAGTGCCTTGTAAATCAAACTATATTTTTTTAAATGACAATGATATGACAATTCCATACGAATGTGAGTGTAGTAATTTAAAACAGTTGCATTTGTCTAAACGTCAATTAAACGAACGTAAATATACACCACTAGTAAATCAAGATAAACTTTTATCTTACAGTAAATAAATGAAAATTCTTAGTTTTGATGTAGGTATTTCCAATTTAGCATATTGTTATTCTCAGATTAATGATAATGAAATTAATATTATTGATTGGGGTATTATTAATCTTAATAAAGATAACAATATGTGCTATTATAATGACTGTAAAAAGGATGTAAAATATGTTATTAATAATGTTTATTCATGTAAAAAACATGCTTCTTCACATCCAGAATTTTATATAAATCATACGAAACTTTCAATTAATCAGATACGAAAATTAAATATTTTAGATATTAAAAATATATGTAAATCATATAATTTAGAAGAAAATAAATACAAAACAAATATGATTGATACTATCAATATATTTTTTAAAAACAAATGCTTTAAACCTTATAAAAAAGGTAATGCATCTACTATAAATTTAATTAAAATCGGTATAAATATTAAAAATCTTTTTGATAGTATATTTCATTCTTATGATTATGAATTAATTCTCATAGAAAATCAAATTGGTCCGTTAGCAACTAGAATGAAAAGTGTACAATGCATGATTACACAATATTTTATTATCAAACAACCACTTGCAACTATTAAATATGTATCATCGTTTAATAAATTAAAATTGTATACTCAAGAAAAATTATCATATAAAGATAAAAAAAAATTAGCAATAGAAAAAACAGAAGAATTATTAAATACAAATTTAAACCTAAATAAATGGATGGATTTTTTTAAAAAACATAAAAAAAAGGATGATTTGGCAGATAGTTTACTTCAAAGTATTGTATATATGCGTCTTACTTAAAATTAAAACTTCTATATAAAATATTATGGAAGAAGTTATTAGTCTTGATTTAGAAGATTTATCATCATCTTCTAATACAATTGGACCTGGTGTTGAATTGCTTATGAATGATAAAAAATCTACCACTAACAAAAATAATACTGAAAACGTTGACTCTCTTGAAGCAGAATTAAATAATTTAACAGAATCTATAAATACAGAGGAAGATATAAAATCTAACAATTTAAAACATTCATTATTTAGTCAAAAAAACGAACCCATTAATTTGTCTGGTGACACATTCAATAATACCGTTAAAATTGATGATAACGTTACTGTTATCGGAGACAAAACAGCAGAACAAGAATCAAATTCTAACAAAACGTGGGATGGTTTTAAACAGTTTGATGAAATACCAACAGACCCAACAAATCCCGCACCTGAACCAAAAATGTCTAAAGACCAAATGTTAAGAGAGAAATTTATATATCTTAAGCGTTTAGAACACTTAGAAAAAAAGGGGATCAATCTTAGTCAAAAATATACAATTGATTCTAATTTGAACGAAATGAAGGGTGAATACGAAATGATTAAATCCGAAAAAGAAAAATCTAATAGTGTTAAATTTCAAGCAAAAATGTTGATGGCGTGTGTTACCGGCATTGAATTTCTTAATAACCGTTTTGACCCATTTGATGTAAACCTTGATGGTTGGGGTGATACTATGAATGAAAATATTAATGACTATGATGATGTTTTTGCTGAACTACACGAAAAATATCAAAGTAAGGCAAAAATTGCACCAGAACTTAAATTATTATTTATGCTTGGTGGTAGTGCTGTTATGTGTCATATGACAAATAGTATGTTCAAATCTGCTATGCCTGGCATGGATGATGTACTTAAACAAAACCCTGATTTAATGAAACAATTTGCCGGCGCGGCAGCACAAACTATGCAGAAAGAAAATACTGGATTTGGTAATTTTATGGGCGATTTAATGGGTGGCGGTGGTATGGGTGGCGGTGGTATGGGTGGAGGTGGTATGGGTGGCGGCGGTATGGGTGGAGGTGGTATGGGTGGCGGCGGTATGGGTGGCGGCGGTATGGGTG